CAGTGGACTGCGCCATCTGGTGCAAGGTTGTGGATGTCTTATCTTGATAGGGATGATGATGTCTTGCGTTATCAGGGTCTAGCGTTTAGCTGGATAGGATTTGACGAGTTAACACAATGGGCCACACCATACGCATGGAACTATATGCGGTCTCGTCTTAGGTCCACTGCACCCGATTTGCCAATTTATATGAGGGCTACGACCAACCCCGGCGGTAGAGGTCATCATTGGGTTAAGAAGATGTTTATTGACCCCGCCCCTTATAATAGAGCCTACGATGCAACCGATATTGAAACAGGAGAAGTTCTTAGATACCCAGCAGGACACCCAAAGGCTGGAAGACCTTTATACAAAAGACGATTTATACCCGCAAGACTTTCTGATAATCCATACCTTGCGGAATCAGGTGATTACGAAGCCATGCTACTCTCAATGCCAGAGCAGCAACGAAGACAACTCCTTGACGGAGATTGGGATATTAAAGAAGGTGCGGCTTTTACGGAATTTGACCGTAATATTCATGTCGTTGAGCCTTTTAATATACCTAATAACTGGGTTAAGTTTAGGGCTTGCGATTACGGTTACGGTAGTAAGTCTGGTGTTATCTGGTTTGCTGTTGCACCTGATGAACAGCTTGTTGTATATAGAGAACTATACGTTAGTAAAGTCCTTGCCACAGATTTGGCAGATATGATATTAGAGGCCGAAGCTGGTGATGGAAATATTAAGTATGGCGTTCTGGACAGTTCTCTTTGGCACAAGCGGGGTGATACTGGTCCTTCTCTTGCTGAACAGATGATTAGTAAAGGATGCAGATGGAGACCGTCAGATAGAAGTCGTGGTAGTCGTGTAGCTGGTAAAAACGAAATACACAGACGATTACAGGTAGACGAATTTACAGAGGAGCCTAGACTTGTTTTCTTTAATTCTTGCACAAATACCATCTCACAAATACCCGCCATACCGTTGGATAAGAAAAACCCCGAAGACGTGGATACAAATTCTGAAGACCACTTGTATGATGCGTTAAGGTATGGTATAATGAGCAGACCAAGATTTAGTATATTTGATTACGACCCAATGGGTAGACCCGGTGGCGGTATGCCAGTTGCTGATGCAACCTTCGGATACTAAGGAAAGACAATATGGCTGAAGATGATATTATGATTGAAGATGATGCTATTGCATTAGAAGATAGTGACGATACATCTGTTTCTGATGTAGATATAACTAACATAATTCCGTTTGTATTAGATCGCTATAAACGGTCTGAGGACTATCGGTACGATGATGAACAGCGTTGGTTAAAAGCATATCGTAACTATCGCGGTTTATACGGACCAGATGTTCAGTTTACTGAATCAGAAAAATCTCGTGTATTTATTAAAGTAACAAAAACTAAAACGCTGGCAGCATATGGGCAGATTGTTGATGTCTTATTTGCTAATCATCGTTTTCCTTTATCTATTGAACCTACTGAGTTACCAGAAGGAGTTGTTGCTGATGTACATTTTGACCCTAAAGAACCAGAACAATTGCGTGGTGAAACTTCTCTTTCAAGTCCCTACGGTTTTGCGGGTGACGGAAAAGACTTACCGCCGGGAGCCACAGCGCAGTCCTTACAAGAAAAACTTGGGGTGCTGGAAAGCAAACTGGAACCTGTTTCTGACAAACTAAAAGAAGGTCCGGGTAAAACACCTACAGCTATTGCATTTAGTCCAGCTATGATTGCTGCAAAGAAAATGCAAAAGAAGATACATGATCAACTAGAAGAATCTGGCGCAACTAAACATCTGCGTAATGCTGCATTTGAAATGTCATTATTCGGTACAGGTGTTATGAAAGGTCCATTTGCTATTGATAAAGAGTATCCTAATTGGAATGATGAGGGTGAATATGATCCGCTATTCAAAACAATACCACAGGTAAATCATGTATCTGTCTGGAATTTTTATCCTGATCCAGATGCAAACAACATGGATGAAGCGCAGTTTGTAATTGAACGACATAAAATGTCACGTACACAGTTGCGTAATCTAAAAAAGCGTCCATACTTCCGTGGCGAAGTTATTAATGAAGTTATTGCTATGGGTGAAAACTACACCAAGCAATATTGGGAAGATGATTTGTCTGACTATGCACCAGAGCATGGCGTAGACCGCTTTGAAGTTCTTGAATATTGGGGTATGGTTGATACAGAGTTACTAGAAGAGCAAGGTATAGATATACCCAAAGAACTAAAAGAGTTTGATGAATTACAAGCGAATGTCTGGATATGTAATAATAAACTATTGCGTATGGTTCTCAACCCATTCAAGCCATCGAAGATTCCATATTCTGCTGCACCATATGAATTAAACCCCTATTCGTTCTTTGGTGTTGGTATTGCAGAAAACATGGATGATACGCAGACACTTATGAATGGTTTTATGCGTATGGCTGTAGACAACGCTGTACTGTCCGGTAACTTAATTGTAGAGGTAGACGAAACTAATCTAGTGCCGGGACAAGACTTATCATTGTATCCGGGCAAGGTATTCCGTAGACAAGGTGGCGCACCGGGGCAAGCGATATTTGGCACTAAGTTTCCTAATGTCTCACAAGAAAACATGATGCTATTTGATAAGGCACGTGTACTGGCAGACGAAAGCACGGGCTTCCCTTCATTTGCTCATGGACAGACAGGTGTATCAGGCGTGGGCCGTACAGCTTCTGGTATATCTATGCTTATGGGTGCAGCGCAAGGTAGCACTAAAACAATTATTAAGAATGTAGACGACTATCTGTTACGTCCACTTGGCGAAGGTTTCTTCCGCTTTAATATGCAGTTTGACTTTGACCCAGAGATTAAGGGTGACTTAGAAGTTAAGGCACGTGGTACAGAAAGCTTGATGGCTAACGAAATACGTAGCCAAAGGTTAATGCAGTTTTTGCAGATTGCAAGTAATCCTACACTTGCACCCTTTGCTAAGTTCCAATATGTAATCCGTGAGATTGCAAAGTCTATGGACTTAGACCCTGACAAAGTAACCAACAATATGGATGAAGCTGCCCTACAAGCAGAGATTATGAAAGGGTTCCAACAGCCAGCAGGACCAGAGCAAGGTGGTATGACACCACCGCCGGGTGCTGATGCTATGGACCCAACAGGTGCAGGTGGCGGCAATATAGGTACAGGTCAGGCTCCTGTACCGGGTGAACAGGGATTTAGTGGAAATGAACAACAACAAGGAAATACTCAGCAAGCTCAAGCCGCTGGTGGGCAACAACCGCCAATGGGACCACTTCAGTAAGTATTTAGATAACATAATAGATCAGCATCATAAAGTGCTAGAACAATCTGAGAACATGATAACGGTACATAAAGCACAGGGTGCTATTGATGTACTACGTAAGATTAAACGATTACGTGAGGACGTAGCTAACGCTGAAGGGTAGTATTATGGCAAAAGGTATAGCAAAACAAATGGAACTCTTTGAGCCTGTAGAACGTGGCTTTGATGAGGGTGGTCTTATGGATGAGGGCGGTACAGTAGACCCTATATCTGGTAATGATGTACCACCGGGTTCTACTCAAGAAGAAGTTCGTGATGACATCCCTGCGCAACTCAGTGAGGGTGAATTTGTTATTCCTGCAGACGTAGTGCGTTACATTGGCCTTGAGAACTTAATGCGTATGCGCCAAGAAGCAAAGCAGGGTTTAGCTCAGATGGAAGCTATGGGTCAGATGGGTAATAGTGAACAAGCTACCGTTGAAGATGACTTGCCCTTTGATATGTATGACCTTGATGTAGAAGAGGACCAGAGTGATTTAAATTTTAATTTAGGTGGAGTGGTTCCAGTACAAGGCACAGGCGTTATCAACAGACCTAATACTGGTCCCACTACAGGATTTAAACCTTATGTAGCACCTACTGTTCCCGGCTTTAATGTACCACAACTTCAAAATGTACAATACACACAAGCTCCACAAACAACTAATTTACCTACATTTCAACAAGTAATGGGAAGTAATCTGGGTAAGTATGATGAGTTAAGACGATATGTAAATGATGCAGGGCAAGTAAGACAAATACCATTTAAAAATGGACAACCTATTTACCCTATCCCTGAAGGTTTTAGGTTTGAAGCAATGGGTACAACAACTCCTACAGATACATCTACCACACCTGTCACAGTAACAGATCAACAACAAGATGATGGCGGTGGGGATGGGGCTGGTAGTTCCGGTGTAACTTCCGGTAGAGTAGGAACAACACTAGGAACAAATCCTGCTATTGGTTTACCTAATGTATTAACGGGCGGTGTAGCTAGTCAAGCTGATAAAGATGCGTTTGGCGGTAAGGTAGGTGCTATTAATAATGCTGGGTACAGAAGTGCTGTTATAGATTTAGCTGGCTATCAATTAGGTTCATTGTCCCCAACAGCAGCTTTAGCTAATCAAATGGGCAATATGTTATCTACTACCGATATAGGTAAGGCTTTAGGTATAGAAAAGTCTGGTAATTACAATGAAATTGGAACAGCAATGAATCAAGCACGTGGTACGGCACTAGCTGAGTTAGGTCTTAGTAATATGTCACAAGTAACTACAAATGCACAGTATGACGCTATAACAGCCGCTATGGTTGCAGCCCAGACAGCAGCCAAAAAAGGAGATTTAAACTATGGTCCTGTAACGGCAAAAGCATTAGAAGCACATAAAGAGGCTATACAAGCTGGTCGAGTTGCTTCAATGACAGCATTAGGGTATAGCCCAACTGATATTAATAATCCTGTTGCTGTAGCACGGGCTATTGCATCATACGATAGGAATGTAAGTCAACTACAAGGACAGATTGATGCAACAAAAAGCACAGGGTTTGTTATGGATAAAAGAGGAAATCCAGTACGAGATAGAAATAAAAATCCTGTAATGAAAGAACTTTCTCTTGCTAAAATGAAAGAGTTAGAACAAATGAAGAGTTATAACTTTAATAAATCAAAGTCTTTGTCAAAATCAAAGGCTGCTAAAGCAGCCGCAGCAAAAGCGATAAAAGATGAAACTAATAGAGCAAAAGAAGACGTGGCTAAAACTGCAGTAGAGCAAGCAATGGACATAGATCCCGGTTATTCTGGTCCCGGTGGGTACGGTCCTTCTGGCGGCGGTACAAGTGAAGGTGCTGGCGGTGTAGGGGGTTCTGTAGGCGATGGATACGGCGGTGGCGATTAAGAAGCTGCGTAAGAGGCTTAAATCTTACAATCAGTTGGCTACTCACTCCCCACACCCGACAGTGTGGCTACGGTGGCCCCAACAAAAGGAAATACAATGAACGATACAATCATGGCAGAAGAAATGCAGACACCAAAGAAAGTTGCATTTGCTAATCGTAAATACACTAACGAAGAAAAACGCAAGATTGAAGAAGAAGAACTAGAACAACTAATGAAGGAACAGAAGGGTGAAGTAGAGCAAGAAACTGCTGAACCACAAGAAGAAGCTGAACCTACTACAGCAGAAGAGAAAACATTTAAGAAGCGTTACTCTGACCTACGCCGACACCAGCAAAAACAAGCTGAAGAGTTTAAGACTGAACTAGATGCAATGAAACGGCAACTTGAGTCAGCCACTAAAAAAGAAATGAAGCTACCCAAGTCTGATGAGGACATTGAACAGTGGGCAGCAGACTACCCAGATGTAGCAGCTATCGTAGAAACAATTGCCATGAAGAAGGCAGCGGAACAATCTACTGCACTAGAAGAACGCATGAAAGTAATTGATGAGATGCAAACTTCTGCTACTAAAGAGAAGGCTGAAGCAGCATTGATGCAGATGCATCCTGACTTTGATGAGATTAGAGACAGTGATGACTTTCACAATTGGGCAGAAGAGCAGCCTAAGTGGGTACAAGATGCGCTGTATGATAATGACAATGACGCTAGGTCTGCCGCACGTGCAATTGATTTGTACAAAGCTGACATGGGTATTTCTAAAAGCAAACCTACTAAAGATAAAGATGCAGCTAAGTCTGTATCTACAAAAAACTCACGAAGTAAGCCACAAGAAGATGAGTCTTCTACTTACTTAAAAGAGTCTCAAGTACAAAAGATGTCACCTCAACAGTATGAAAAGATGTCTGATGAAATTATGGAAGCTATCCGTTCTGGAAAGTTTATCTATGATGTATCTGGCTCTGCTAGATAAAAAAGAGTTGACAAATAGTTATTTATACGTATAACTATAGTCAGATTAGTGTATCTGTGTAGCGCAATGCGGATACACTATAATTCAC